GGAAGGTTACGAAGTAACTTTCTACGTTAACCCAGGTGCTACAGACATCAGAGTTATCAAACCTTACGCTGCTTATGATTTAACTCATGATGAGTGGACAGTGCATCCTGACCCACAAGCACATGCTGAGTACCAACCTGTTTGGGAAGAAGCAGCCAAGAGAGACCATACTCAAGCACTTCAAATTGTTTCTCGCTACTCTCAAATAACTACAGAACTAAAGGCTGCTAAAAACGACGCATCAAGACGCAATGCTGAATTTAAACTTATGACTTTATTAGAACAAGCATCGGCTTTGTGGGACGACATTCACGGCAGTAGAAAACTAGCCTTCTCACGTAGTGGCGAAGGATACGGAGACTTCTACAACTATCGTTGGCAAGCAGGAAAACGATTAGGAACAATTACCGCACTTCGTACTTTGAAAGATTACTTAGACTCTTTTAAGACGGCAGATGAATTAGACACCTACGGCGTTGAACTACCTGATGTACAAACTCTTATTCGTAGAGCAGCAATGTACAGGGTGGGAAGATAGGACTCCTTGAACGTACTCGTATCACTAGAAGGCGTACTTAGTTCTGATAACTCTGATAACCCAAACAGAGCAGGTGCACTTCTTTACTATGCCCTCAAAGCAGGACATCGTGTTGCAATCTTTACTTCTTGGACACAAGAACAAGCAGAGCATTGGCTACTAGTTAATGGGTTTGTTGGCTACGACGAACTTATTGACAATCGCTATGACTTAATTGGTGATGAGTTATCAAAACGTCAAATTACTGTGGCACGGTCAAGACAAGCAGTTGAGATGGTAGTCACCGCCGAACCTTCTTTAGCAGCATGGTCATTTGAAAACGGCATACCTGCACTTCTTTTTGCTCACCCAGACACTATGGGTATTGCTAATCGTCCAGATGTCCCATCAAAGATGAGACCTTGGGGTTCTATAGAAGATGTAATCACCAAACGAAACATAAAACGGTCACAAGATGCTTCTAAAGAAGACGTGTCGCTGTTTCACTTTGATTAGGGCCCATTTGTGAAACTTGTATTTTCTGGGGCTGAAGTTGGAAGTAACCGTACACTTCTAGAAAACATGTCTATAGAAGTTATGGGCATGTCTTTCTATGCTCTAAAGAAGCGTGGTCTTCCTAAAACTAAGTTATGGCTTGTCTCTGAGCACTTCCCTAGCCATGTCCAGGTAATCCTTGATTCTGGTATTCGCCAGGCTGAAGCAGACGGACTTTCTAAAGAAGAACTAATCTCTTTAGCCGCTGAGTACCAAGAGTTCGTGGCAAACAACGTTGAAAGAATTACGGCTTTTATAGAACCAGACTCTAGGGTCATGGGGTTGGACTGGGTTCTAACAGAGCGAGGGTCTTACGAACACGACCCTAAATTGTGGATTGTTTGGCATGAGGAATACGGGGTTCAGAGCCTCAGAGAATGGTCAAAGTCCTACTCTAATGTGGCTATACCCCACGAGACTATTGAGTCCGTAACGACGCTCTCAGGGCTTGTGAGGGGGCTTGTATCCCAGTATGGGGCTAAGTACCACGCCTTAGCCTGTGCCAAGCCTGATAACCTACGGCAGATACCTTTTACTACCGCTTCTACTCTTTCATGGCTCTCTCCAATGCGTAGGGGAGAAACCATTATTTGGGACGGAAAGCAAATAGTACGTTACCCAAAAAAGATGCTTGAACAAGCCCGACGACGTTACTCCGCAATAGTAAAGAAAGCGGGTTTGGACTTTGAGAAGTTTCTAAAGAATGATGGCGTAGAGTCATCTAAAGTAGCAGTGTGGTCATACCAACAATTGGAGAAGTCAATGGATAAGAAAAGACCCGACCTTCACATCATAGAGGGTGAAAAAGACGATTTGTTATCAGATAACAGTGAGACACCCTTACTATCAGGTATGGCGGAATTAGGGGGGGTACTTTCTGATAACAGTGACTTAGAAGTGCGGAAACATTCTGCCCCTGAAGAGGCTAAAAAACTCATTCCAAGAGACCCTTTAGAGGTTCAAAACCTACCTGTCTTTGGGTATCAAATGAAGACAATTGTGGACACCGATGAGAACGGAAATGACGTTCTAAAAGACGTTCCTTTAGTCCAAACAACAGGGGCTTCTTTACGTCAATGTGACACTTGCTTTGTCGCTGCTAACTGCCCAGCCTTCAAACCACAGAACTCTTGTGCCTTTAATCTTCCCGTTGAAGTAAAAACTAAAGAACAGTTAAAAGCCCTATTAAATACCGTTATTGAGATGCAAGGAGCACGAGTTGCCTTTGCAAGGTTCTCTGAGGAACTTAATGGTGGCTATCCTGACCCTAATACTTCCCAAGAAATTGACCGTCTTTTTAAGTTGGTAAAGGGTATGAAAGAGTTAGAAGAGAACCGAGAGTTCATCCGAATTACAGCCGAAAGGCAGTCATCAGGAGGAGTGCTTTCAGCCATTTTTGGTGACAGAGCACAGGCTCTAAAAGACCTCCCAAACGGTGGTTTGAACGAGGTAGAAACCACCAAAATTATTCAACAAGGGCTTGAATAGTTATCTGATAACAGTGAGTGGGGGAGTATGAAACAGGGTGGGGGTAAAATCACGTGCTATTGTCAGATGCGTTACATGCTAAAGTGCGGTTGAATTAAACTTCTACTTTTTCCCACCAATAACCCGAAAGGTTTAACTTATGTCTCTTTTCTCTTTCAAAATTACCGACGATTTTGTGGCGGGATACCGTACCAAGACTCCCCCATTCGGCTATCGAGATGCTGCTGGTAACTCTGTTGGGGAAATTACTTTCTTAAGAACTTACTCCCGTCTCAAAGATGACGGCACTAAAGAGACTTGGGTGGATGTCTGTGAACGTGTCATCAACGGCATGTACTCCCTTCAAAAAGACCACGCCAAATCCCAGCGTCTTCCTTGGAACGATGCTAAGGCTCAGGCTTCTGCAAAAGAGGCATACGACCGATTATTCAATCTAAAGTGGACTCCACCTGGACGTGGGCTTTGGGTAATGGGAACTCCTTTGGTCAATGAGCAACGTAATTCGGCAGCCTTACAAAACTGTGCTTTTGTCTCTACTAACGAAATGACAAAGAACAACCCAGCCAAGCCTTTTGCTTTCCTCATGGAGGCTTCCATGCTTGGAGTAGGAGTGGGCTTTGACGATAAGGGTGCAGACAAGGACTTTTCTATCTATGAGCCAAAGGCTGAGGAAGAAGTCACCGTTATCCCAGACACTAGAGAAGGTTGGGTAGAGTCTGTAACTTCTTTAATAAACTCATACCTCAAACCTGAACAACCTATGCAACGCTTTGACTACTCTTTAATCCGTCCAGCAGGTGCTCCAATCAAGATTTTTGGGGGTACGGCAGCAGGTCATGAACCTCTTAAGAAGTTACACGAGCACATTGAGAAGTTATTTGCTGGTCGTTCGGGACAAAAAATTACACGCAGAGACCTTGCTGACATTGGCAACCTCATTGGAGTATGCGTAGTGTCAGGCAACGTTCGTCGTTCAGCAGAACTTCTTATTGGTCGCATTGACGATGAAGACTTCTTAAACCTAAAGAACTCTGAGGTCTATCCTGAACGTAACTCCTATGACCCTAAGAACCCTGGCTGGGCTTGGATGTCAAACAACTCCGTTGAGGCAAAAGTCGGTTCAGACTTCTCAAAGATTGTTGATGGCATTGTTCGTAATGGTGAGCCTGGAGTTATTTGGATGGACATTTCACGTAAGTATGGTCGTCTAATTGACCCACCAAACAACAAGGATTGGAGAGTTGCAGGATACAACCCTTGTGCTGAACAATCTTTGGAGTCTTACGAGTGCTGTACATTGGTTGAGACTTACTTAAACCGTCATGAGAACTTAGACGATTTCAAAAGAACTTTGAAGTTTGCTTACCTCTACGCAAAGACCGTAACTCTTTTGCCTACACATTGGGAAGAAACCAACGCCATTATGCAACGTAATCGTCGCATTGGAACTTCTGTATCAGGTGTGGCTAACTTTGCTGACAACAACGGCTGGACAAAACTACGTGACTGGTTAAACGAAGGCTACGAAGTTGTAAAGAACTATGACGAGTCTTACTCCGAATGGCTTGGTATTCGTCAGTCAATCAAGATGACAACAGTAAAGCCTTCAGGAACAGTCTCAATTCTTGCTGGTGAAAGTCCAGGAGTTCATTGGGCTTCAGGTGGTAAGTATTTCTTACGTGCTATTCGTTTCGCTAATACTGACCCAATGCTTCCACTATTCAAAATGGCTCATTACAGAGTTGAACCCGCTTCTGAATCTCCTAAAACAACCTCTGTTGTTTTCTTCCCAATCGAAACTAATGCTTTAAGGGCTGAAAAAGAAGTTTCAGTATTTGAAAAAGTTTCTTTAGCAGTTCTAGCACAACGCTATTGGTCTGATAACTCTGTTTCTGTAACAGTTACCTTTGACCCTGAGAAAGAGTCAAACGACATACCTGCAATTCTTCACATGCACGACGGTCAGTTGAAGACTGTTTCGTTTTTGCCTATGGGAAATACGGTGTACCCACAAATGCCGTACACTCAAATCTCTAAAGAAGAATACGAAGATGCAACTATGAAGTTATTTCCTATTGACTTAGCGGGTGTCTATGGTGGTTTGGCTGCCGATGCTATCGGTGAGGCTTACTGCACTACTGATGCTTGTGAAGTAAAACTGGTAAAAGACAACGCATGAATTGCCTGAAGTGTTTTCAAGAGATTGAAGAAAAACACAATGAAAGCCAAGAGGCTTTGTGTTATGTCTGTAAGTCTTTAGATAAACCTAATTAAACTAAAAAACCCCCCTATGTATCCACCAACGGAACATAGGGGGTTTTTCTATTTAGTTATTCAGTAGGAAACTTAGATAGCCATGCTTTGGCTCTTGGTGTGAGCCCTTTCCAAGCAGACCAATCCGTTCCTCCATCGCTCATCAAATAAGCGATTTTGGCATTAACAACTGGGTCAAATAAATCGGCATTAGATACGAGATTAAACTTCTCTCTCCTATCTTCTCCCAAATCACCAATCATGTTGATTTGGAATACACCGTATGAATTATCTCCTGTCTTGTTATTGCCATTATGAGCAATAGGACGACCGTTGCTTTCACGTTTAGCGATAGCCCACGCTTCTTTCAAGGCTTTACCCTTGAACCCTACTGCTTCTAGAAGTACTACAAGTTCTTCGTCAGATAAAGCACTTTTATTTCTAATGTACTCAACCTGCTTAGACTGTAACGCTTCTTTGAGTGCGATTTCGTTATCGGTTGTTGTTTGGGCTTCTGTTGGCTTTGCGACAGAAGTTTTATAGACCTCCATTGTCCTAGCAATCGCAAAACTGCTAAAGACGATTGAGGTGGTTATTGTGATAGCCGATAGTACGGCTACCGTTTTACCACGTTTCGTTAGTTTCATAGTTTCTCACCTTTCCCCAACAGGTAATCATTGGCTAGTTCACTAGCCTTTGACTGTTGGTGACGGATACGGTGTAGATACCTCTCCGTCGTTGTGATTGACTGATGACCTAGACGCTCTTTGACCTCATGGACATCTACTCCACCCTTCAATAGAAGTGTGGCGTTAGCGTGTCTTAGGTCATGCGTTCTTGGATACCAACCAATGCTTGACTTTTCTATTGCTTCGTTCCAAATGGTTCGCCATTTGTCACGTGGGAGGTGACCTGACTTGTTAGACAGGCTTCTTCCCTTAGATTTGTCCTTTCTGTATTGGCTACGGTACTTACTGACCGCTTTCTTACATAGGTAACATCTACACCCACCGACATTGTACGAGTACGGAGTTGCGTGTTGGAATACTCTACTTCCAACGGTGTAGTTCTTATCAGTCCTTTCCTGACTACCTGTATGACCTACCGTAACAGGCTTTAATACCGTTGTCATGGAAAACAACAGGTCGTCAGAACCTAACTTATTCGCTTGAATAAACGTCTTTAGCGAATTAGAAAGGGCTTTATTTAGGACTACTGTGCGTTTATGCCCATTTTTTGTGGCGGGTACTACTAAGAACCTTTCTCCATTGTTAATCTTTCCACCTACGTCACTAACAGTTCGACGTATTTGGACTTCATTAGATTTAACATTGAAGTCTTTGACTCTTAGTTCTGTTGCTTCACCGTACCTACAACCACTTGCCACTAAGAACTTGGCAAACAGTTT